CGGCCAGACTGTGGCCCTGGCTCCAGCTTCCGACATGCCGGTTTCCAGAAGTCGCCGGTACTCCGCGATCTTCTTCCGCCGGTCCTCACCTGGGGGCTGCCAGTCCTTGATGGCCAGGAAACCACCCTCCCACCACTTCCGCAGCCGAACAAGCTGCCGCTGTGGACTCGTGCCCAGTGCCGCCCGAATCTCGGGTGTCACTTCCTGCCCGGGCAGTGCAACAGGGCAGCTCGGCAAACCGAGCCTGACCCGGCGCACAAAGATCAGGGGGGCTTTGGGGTCCCACCGCTGCTTCCAGTGTCGTCTTTTCATGGGGTGTGTTCCGTGTAGGACGGCGGCCACCAGCGCCGCCGTCAGTGCTGTGCGCAGGCCGTAGCCCGCGCACTTCGATCAGGCAACCGCCGTCGCGAAGAACTGCGCAGCATCGGCCATGACCTTCTTCTGGTCGAAGCTCTGTTCGATCTCCAGACGGTCGGCCTTCAGGTGCTCCATGCGGAAGCGGCTGATGCGCGAGCCGAGCACACCACCACCCAGCAAGCCCTGCCACACGAACGTGTAGCCGGCCGACGGGACCATGAGGCCCGGGGCCGATGGCGTGTAGAGCAGCAGCGCGGACTTGCCACCGATGAACGCGTGGCTGTTCGTGGCGCCTTCGATGGCGTTGTTCACAATGCCGTCCATCACCAGGATCTCGTCCAGCTCGAACAGAGCTGCGAGGGTCTGGCGCATGACCAGCGCCGTACCCGTGGTCTGGCCACGATCGACACGGCCCACCATGTCCGGATGATCCAGCAGGGCATCGTAGACCTTGCGGCCCAGCACCATCCGATTCGGACGGAAGCCAGTACGCTCGGCCACGGTCGTCATGCCACGCCGCACGTCTTCGATCGGGTTGCTCAGCGCATCGTTCCATTGCAGGAACTGGTTCGCGCCTGGCGCAGCCGCCACGCCGGTCTGGTCACCGGTCCACACGCCCGTAGTGAAGAAGTCCGCCGCCCACGCCTTCTCCCTGCGGATGAGGGCCTTGATGGTCAGCAGCTCCGTCGCCTCCCGGTCCAGTTGGATCGGGCTGTCGGCGTTCGCGCGGATCTGGTCCGCAACGTTGACGTGGAGTCCCCACACATCGCAGGAGTAGGAGTCCTGGCCGATGGTGTAGGTGACGCCTGCGGACTCCGCACCGGGGGCGCGAAGTTGCATTTCGTCGCGGTTGAACATGCCGCGGTCGTAGGTGTAGAACTTGTCGGAGACCTTCATCACCGGCACGCGCGGAAACGCGCGGTCGGCAACGAAAACATCCTGACGCTGGATGAAAGCCAGCGAAAGGTTCGAAAGGGGCCCGTCGATGTGAACGTCACCGAGCCCAGGTTGGATAACAGGCATCTGTCTTGTTCCTCAGTTGGTAGTTGTTGGGGTAGTTGGGGAAGGGGGCTGGCTATTACGTCAACCCGTCCTGGTATTGACCGAGCTGGATCTCGATGATCTCACCGGCGTTGGCCGCAGCTTCCTTTGCTACGCCCAGGATGTAGTTGCCCGCGGCCGACACAGCGGCGATGACTCGCCCCTGCGCGTCGCTTGCGACCAGCACGCCACGCGTGACGGCCGCACCGGCTTCCAGCTTCATGCACACGCCGTTCAGCGGCTGCATGGCGAACACCTTGCCGTCCGCCGAACCCGCCGAGCATGCCACGCCGTCGGCGCGCGTCTGTGCAACGCCCACCTCGATGTACTTGCCCGTGCTCTGAAGCTGGACGAATCGGTAAAGTCGGACCACTGCGCCAGCAATCGCGTTGATCGGTCCGAGCCCTTGAAAAGTAGCCATGTCTTGTTCTCTGTTTGTGGTTGGTGGTTGTGGTTACTTGCCCTGCCGGTGCAGCTCGTACAGCTCGCGGCCCTGGTCCGTCGAAGTGACGGCCTCGTACGCCTTCGAAAGGTCGCACTTGTTCGTGCGGGCGAACTCTTCCGCCATCGCGGAAAGCTGTTCACCAGCTCGCTTGCCCTCGCCGCTTGCCGGCGCAGCACTCGTGCCCTTGCGCGTGAACGCCAGCGCCAGGCCGGTGCTCGCCGCCTTCAGCGACTCGGTGACCTTCGCGCGCACGCCATCGTCCGCGATGCTCTCGACGGCGCCCAGTAGGGCCGTCTTCGTGGCAACGTCGCCGTTCAGGTTCGGGATCTCGTCGGCCGCGCGCTTCTCCAGCCGCGCAACGTTCCGCAGCGCCCGTTCCTTCACCAGCTCCGCGCCCGCGCGCTCGCTGTCCTGGGCCAGCTTCAGCATGAGCGGACCCGCGCTCTTGCGGATCTGCGTACCGTCGGCGCAGGTGAACACGACAGGATCACTGTCGCGAAGGTTCTTCACGATCAGCTCGCGCTGCTCGGGGCTCTTCGCCAGGAACGCATCCTGGTCCGAACCGTTCAGGGTATCGAAGTGGGCCCGCTGCTCGGTGCTCATCTTCAGGATCGACTCGGCACGGTCTGCGCGCCGCGTCGCGGCCTCGCTGGCCAGCTTCGCATCGTCTGCCGCCTTTTGGAGCGCGGCCTGTTGCTCAGGGGTCATGCTGTTTCTCTCGCCGCTCGGGGCGGTCGTCTGGTTTGTGCCCGCAGGAAGTTGACCGATGCCGGCAGCGGGCCCGCCGTCTTCGGTTGTGCTCTTTGCCAGCATGCCCTCTTCGGGCAGCAGGTCGGAAAGTCCTAGCGCGCGTGCGCGCCTCTTGATGTGCTTCGCAGCCGCAGCCTTGTCCTTTGCGCGGCCGAACGCCTGAATTGCGTTCTTCAGGTCTTGCTTGTTCGCGATGGGGAACGAACCGTCTGGCATCGCGGTACCTTCGTCCGCCATGTGCTCGCGCATGTCGCCGGAGAACTCGCGCTTTGCCAACACGGCCAGGCCGTGCGTGTGTCCGTTCGCGTCACCGATGTAGATGACGCCGGCCTCGTTCATGATCCACTGGTGTGCGTGGCCGTTGTCCCAGCTCGTGGTGCCGCTGCGATTCTCGCCGCCGCTCATGCTGTTCGTCACGATGCTGTGCGCGTGCCCGTCGGCCTGCGTCGTCAGCGCAACAGACTTCACAACGTCCGCGCGCTTCATCACCGCGATCCGTGCAGGGTCCTGCATCGGGAAGTCCACTAGGCTGATCTCCACCAGCTCCAGGTCCTTCATTACGCGGTACTTGTCCTTCGGCTTGCTCATCGCTGTACGAATTCTTCGGCGGAACCTACGCGGCTGCCACCAATGGAGAAACCACGATACTCACCGCGCCTCGCCTTTGCAAGGGCCTCCGGGTCGTCTGGCTTGACGGCCACCAGTAGGCCGGTCTTCTCCACGGTCATGCCCAGGGCTTTGGCTATCTCCGTGGTCATGGGCCAGCAGAACACGACCGTGCCGCCCTGGACCACGTTGCCATCGGCATCACGTGCATGCATCTCGGCCGCCACCCGGCTGTTCTGCATGAACCGCGCGGCCGCCTTCAGCATGCCCTCTTCGGTTACGTGGTCGTGGATCCGGCTGCCATCCTCTTGCAGCTCGCCCAGGTCGTAGTAGTCTTCGCCATTCTCTTTGCAGACGATGGCGTACCCCAGGATCAGGCCCAGGGATTCCTCCACCTTGCAGAAGGTGGCCGCGGTGGTGAATGTCTTCATGTGGTTACCCTGTTGGCTTCCCGTTCTGCACCCACAGCAGGAACTGGTCGGTTGCCTGGCCGATGGCTCGGCGTTCTAGGTTGTTGACTGTGCCGGCGTCGGAATTCTCCGGCACCTGAATGGCGTAGTAAAACGTGCGAGCCGGAGCACCGGAGTACGTGCACACACCGATGACCGTGGTGACACCTGCCACCACGCTGGACACCGCGCGCACGTCGATGTTGTGGGTTGCGATCATTCTGGCTTCTTCTCTTCAGGGGTTGGAGCGGGCACGATGCTTGCGAAGGGCGAGCGAATCAGCCGCTGGATCAGGTCGGCCACTTCCTTGTAGGGCCGGGTTTGCAAGTACTCGCACAGCTCTTGTGCGAACGCTGCGGGAATCAGGATCTGCTTTTGTTGCTGTGTCATGGTTCGGGTTCGGGTTACTCTTCGGTCCACTCAACTTCGATGCTCATAGTGGTTGCCGTTGCGGGGGCTGCGTCGAACGCAAGGCTAATGCATTGCGCTGTTCCGCGCAATACCTCTCCCTTCCCGTCGCTGTTCTGGAATCTCCATTCCAGACTGGAGGGCAGCGCGGCCGCCGATACCGTGGTGGACTGCGCAGTGTAGCTGACGTTCCCGATGGCGCCCACCAGGGTGCCCTCCGTCGGGGCCGCCGTGTACACCTGCACCAGGTTTGCCGTGGCCGCCGCGTCGTTTGCGTCGTTCGGAATCTTCGTCAGGGCAGTGCTCGTGCCGCCGGTCGGGGCCGTGGACCATCGCTCGCAGACGATCGACTGGTACGCCGCAGTGGTCAGGCGCATGCCGCTGACTCGGATGCGCTGCACAACAACCGTCTTCGTGCTGCTGCCCGCAATGACGAAGAACATAGCCGCACCCGCGGCCGCAGAGAATGGGGCCGTGGTCGAAGCGCGGTACGTGATCTTGCCGCCGTCCTGGATTACGCGCACGCGCCCGAGCGCATCCAGGCTCAGGGGTGCGTAGTCGCCGGTCGTGCCAGCCAGCGCCGCAGGCACGTCTTGCCGCACGGCCAGCATCATCACGCCGGTGTCTCCCGACACGTGCGCATTGTCCTCGGCCTTGCCTAGGTTCGTGGCGCCGGTGCCGGGAATCACAGACGACACGTTCGCATCGTTCACCGACACGACCAGGTGCTGAGAATTGTTCAGCAGCGGTGGAAGGTAAACACTGTCGCTACCGCGCACGCACAGCATGGCGACGCCTGTATCACCTGCTGCGTACGGTGTACTCTCCGTTTCCTTGCCCAGGTTCGACTGGCCAACACCGGGGACGACACTACTTACGTCTATCGAGCCGGACGAAACGAAAACGCGCAGGGCACCTACGCTGTTCGTGGTCAGCGGGATATAGTCGCCAGTGGCTCCAGCCAACACTGCGCCCGAATCGTTGCGCACGGCCAGCGCCATCACGCCCACGTCTCCCGTGGCGTGCACGGCGTCTTCGGCTTTGCCCAGGTTCGTAGCGCCGGTGCCTGGAGTCACCGCGGTGGCCACGACGTTACCGCCGACCTGCAAGACGTTGCCATTCGACAAGACGGGCTGCCACGTCAGCGTGCCCTGGTCCAGCGTCATCATGGCCGTGCCTACTTCGCCGCCGAAGGTGTAGGATGCGCCGGCCGCCTTGCCTAGGTTCGTAACGCCCGAACCGCTTGCCTCGATTCGCAAGTGTCCCGTGGCGTTGACGGACAGCGGGATGTAGTCGCCGTTCGCGGCGAGGGCCGCAACAGAATCCTGGCGCACGGCCAGCGCCATCACTCCCGTGTCGCCCGATGCGTGCACGGCGTCTTCGGCCTTGCCCAGGTCGCCCGCGGCCGTACCCGTGGTGATCGAAACCGTGCCCACAACGTCCGTCTTCAGTCGTCCGGCAGCAGTCAGGCGCAGGAAGTCCCAGGTGTCCGTGGCCAGGCTCGGCGTGCTCGTGTCCACTCGCGCGGCCACAACAGCGCCCCCGTCGGCGGCCGCGTTGTAGGTGTCCGTGGCCCGTTGCACGCTCAGGAACTGTGCTGTTCCGCTGCCATCATCCAGGTTGATGGCAAGTCGCGTGTTGTTCAGGGCAATCGGGTTCCACTGCGCGGTTGTCAGGTCGATACCATAGAAGGCAACGCCTGTTGCACCGGCAACAAATAGGTCCCCGGAAGCCTTCCCAAGCTGATCCGGGTCCGTGCCTGGAATCACGCTCACTACGTCTACAAGCCACGATCCACCTTGATTCGCAGTCACCGTGCCGTCCACGGTCAGGCTGCCGCCGCCGTCCGCCACGACGAACACAGCGCCGGTGCCCGGCTGTACGTGCAGCGCATTGCCGGCGCCCACGGCCACGCCGCCGTACTGGGCCAGGTTCACGTCTCCGCCCGAACCGCCGCCGGGGTTCACAACGTAGACTTGCAGCGCCTCCGTGTCGGATCGAATCCGCGCGCAGGCTTCGCCGGCCGTGCCGGGCCCGAGTAGGAATACGCTGCGGGAACTCATTGCACCACCTGCGCGGACAGGACCGGCCCGCTAACCGCGGACATGCGGACACCTACCGCGCACCTGCACTGTATCGTGTCTTCGCCTGGGGCGGAAGGGTCCCCGGGATACAGCAGGGCGTTCCCGCCGCCGCTGATGAACGGCTCGGACATTCCCTGCACTACCTGGCCGTGCATGCTGGCGTGGCTGGTCTTGCCGCCGGTGGATTCGAACGTGCGTACGCGTTCGTCTCCCGCGGTGTTCCACTCTCGCGTCAGGGACTGGTCGGACAGGCTGCCGTCCGCGATAGCCTGGCGGAACATGGAGAAGGTGCCTTCATGCGCAGAGCGCAGCGCCTCCGTCCGTGCGATCACCTCGGTACGATACTTCAGGTATCGCTCGCGGTAGCGCGCCACCATGTTGTCGATCTGCCGCCGCGTAAGGGGCGTCCCGTCTTCCAGGGCTCGGGCCACAGAGCGATCGAACCGACGGTCCCGCAGTGCACGTTCCAACGCCTCGGGGTTGTTCTGCTCCAGCAGCCGCCGGTAGTTGTTCACCGCGCGGACCTGGCGTTCGGTCAGCCCCAAGCTGTCGCGGAAGTTGCGAGCCTGCGCGATGGGGTTGTCCCCGCGCCGCACTCCCTCGGTGATGGCCTCGCGGATTGCGCGCCGCTGGGCCTCGGTGATCTCGCGCACCAGGCGGAGCCGGTTCTGCTGAATGGCGTTCACCGCGTCCTGGTGCACCATGTCGAAGTCCAGCACCACTTCGCCGCGGGCCACGTTCGACAGGGCCGCCGCGATGTCTTCGGCCGTGGCCTCTCCCGCGCGGGCGAACTCGCGCGCCCACGCGGGCGGGAACCTGCGGGCCTGGCGCAGCACCGCTTCCGTTGCATCCTCCAACCGTCCCGCCGCCAGTAGCTGGGCCAGCCTCGTCAACGTGTGCGTGTCGCGCATGGCCGTGACTACCGTAGCCCAGGCCACACCCAGCCGGGGTTCGGAACTCTCGGCCAGGGCCCGCACGTCGTCGGGAGTCATCGCGCCGCTACCTCGCACGTGTACGTGGCGCCGGCAGGGTCTCGGTCGATTGTTGCGTCCTCGGAAATGGTGTAGGTGGCGCCTTCGATCATGATTCGGTCACCTGGCTCGGGTGCGATGGTGCCACCTGCGATGGTGTCCCCGATCAGCACGATGACTTTGCGGCCCGCTCGGACCAGCGTGCCATTCGAGAACCGCACGCGCTGCCGATCGATGAACCCGCGGCAGGAGTAGTCCGCCGTCGTAGGATTCGTGCCCGCCGTCAGCGCACCTGGTGTGCGCGTGCCCGGGGTAGACTTCGTGAGGGTGGCCGGCAGCACGCCGGGGCCGATGGCTCCCGCGATGATGCCGCTGATGTTGACACCGAACAGTGGGTTGCCCATGGTTACAGCTCCGCGCCGCTGGGGTTCCGGGTCGTGCGCTTGCCGATGTGGTAGCCGTTGACGTAGCCCTGATCGTCTTCCACGACAAGGGCCCGAACCTCGTACGAATCGGTAACGTCGCGAACGTTTTCCGACTCGTCGCCCTCGTGGACAACGAATTTCTGCACGCCGTCCACGGAGTAGATAGATACGTTGATCACAGGCCTCCGTTCAGCCCGAACGGGTTGCACTCGTCGAAGGTGCTTCGCTGGTTGCAGCAGTCAGGGTTGATGCCCGTAACCTGCGGGCCGGCCAGCAGCCGCGCGGTTGCACTATCCAGGTAGCATTGCAGCAGCTCTTGCACCGGTGTGGGGAACTGCGTTGCAGCCGTCGTGCCGATCGTCGGAACGAAGTATTCCACTTCTGCGCTGCCGGCCTTCGCTCGCTTGATGTTGCTGCCGACGTTCTGCGTGTCCTGCACGGCCTCGTTCTCCAGCAGGGCCAGCGCCATCTCGAATTCGGCCAGCACGATGTCGTCAGGAATCGTGCCATCGGGCACAGCTTCGCCGCAGTTGGTTGCGCTGTTGCGCGGCCACTCCAGCGGCTGGTTCGCCACCGTCTTCGTGCCAGTGAACGTTGCGCGCCGATCGATCATGCGCACGGCAGACACCAGCGCCTGCTTCTTCGTCGTCGTGTCCGCCGCGGTCCAGACAGCAGCGCCCAGCCGTGCAGCGAAGTAGCCGTTTGCGTCCGCAACAGGGTCCGCCGTCAGCGCGTACACGCTGTAGTTCGTCGAACCGATGGTTACTGTGGAAACTTGCCCCATGACTATGCCTTACTTCGTGATGTCCTGGCGGAACTCGAACTTGCCTTTTGCAATCGTGCGGATCTTGCCGCCGCCGTCCGTCATCTGCACGTCGTAGTAGTACACGTTCGGGGTCTGGTCCGCCTGTAGGCTGCTCATCGAGAAGGACACGATGCCGCCCGGGGCGTCCGTGATGGTGCCCGAAAGTTGGAACAGGTTGGCCACCGATGTGGTCGGGTCCTCGTTCGGATCCACCGTCAGCAGGAACGAGAAGCCCGTGATGTTCTGCGCCGCGCCCGCGCTATCCTTCACGGCGAAGGTAAACGCCAGCGTGTCACCGCGTGTAACGGCTATGTCGATGGCGGCAGGTAGCAGGTTCAGGTTCGCCACGTTACGTTCCTACGTTGATGGAAGACGCGGCCAGCGTAGCCGTGGCCCGCGTCGAAGATCCTACCGCGTTCGCCTGCGTTGCGCCAGTCCCCACTCGCGCCTGGCTGTTGGCTAGGGGGATTGTGGCCTGGCTGCTGGAAAGGGTCGCCACTACCACCGAAGCGGACAGGGGTACGCCGATCACCTCGATGGGCCCGGAAAGGGGCGAGATGATGAAGGCCTGCCGGGTCTCCGACATGGCCTCCACGTCGTTGATCAGCCGGACCAGCCCGCGGATCGTAGCCAGGGCTTCGGCCGCTTGTTCCTGCTCGTTCACCACACGGCGCATCGTGGCCGCGCGGTTGGCTTGCTCGGCAATGGCTTGCAGCTCGTCCACTACACGGCGGAGGGTCATCACGCGCGCCACCGTCTCGGGCATCTGCTCCACTTCGTTCAGGATCCGGCGCAGCGCGCGGGGCTGTAGGGTCGTCTCAACAAGGGAAACAGATTCTCCGATCACCTTGACCAGCAGGGACGCTATGGCCTCCGCGGTGGTCTCCACGATGGACTCCGACTCGTTCACCACCAGACGCCGGCCGGTCACCACTCTCGTGGCCTCCACCACCTGCTGCACCTCGCTGGCAATTCGGACGAGCCCGCGTACCTGGCTCGCAGCTTCGGGGATCTGCTCTTGCTCGTTCTGGAGCCGGCTTAGTGCGCGGGGGCGTAGGGCCGTCTCGGGGATCTGCTCCACCTCGGACAACACGCGCGCCATCACGCGCGGGCGTACGATGGCTTCGGGGATCTGCTCTTGCTCGGACAGGATCCTGGCTAGCGTGCGCGCTCGCGGATCCGTCTCAGGGATCTGCTCCACCTCGGACACGATGCGCGTCTGTCCGCTGCGTCGGGTAGCCGCTTCGTTCAGTTGCTCCGTCTCGTTCACCACCGTGACGAGCGCAGCGCCGCCACCCGGTGGCGTGTCCGAACCTACTTCGGCTTCGCCGATATAGCTGGTGCTGGATCCTATGACGAATCCAACCACTACAGCAGCTCCACGGTGGCGCCCTCCACCACAATCTCGTCCGCTGCGTTAGCTACGTTCATCGTGAACTGCACCTGCAAGGTTCTATCCGCCGCGTCCGAATCTACCGCTGCGGATCCCGAGAAGGGAACAGAGCCCAAGCGGTTTGAAGTGTTGGCGAACTTCAAGTCACCGATTCCTGTGGTTGCTGCTACTCGCGCCGCATCAAGAGGCTGTAGTTGCAATGAGCCCGTCAGGGCTTGATCAGAGTTTCCCTGTGCTACCACAAGTAGCTCCAGGAACCATGCCGATCTATCTGCGTCGGCCACAGAAGCGACAGACGCGTTAGCGTACATCGTTGTGCCGCCAAAGATCACCGTTAGGGTCAGGGTTGGCGTACCGCTGTTGAGCAGCAGATTCCCGCCAATGCACACGCGCAGGACACGGCCGGCCGTGAAGAGCCCGGACGGGATCACCACGCCGCTGTTCGTCTTGTCGAGAATATTGACGGCCGCAGACGTGTTGTTCGTCGTCTCCGCCGTGGTCGTCTTGTAAAGCACCAGCGGGCCACGCGTGCGCATCACGCGCATGTCCACGATCTGCGCCGATGAAATGGTTGTATCGCTCGCAGGCACGTAGACCACAGCCAGTACCACATCGTTGGCTGTGCGCGCAGGTGGCTTCGGGCTCGATGCCGCAGTGCCAGCTCGCACGGACTTCGTGCCGCTGCTGTTCACCACGATCAGATCCAGGCGCGGGTTGCTACCGTCCGCCGTGCCGATGGTGACGTTGCCCGCCGTTACAGGCTTCAGCACTCCGTTCGTCAAGACGGCGCCCTTCGCGACAGCCACCGTCATGTCGGGGCTGCCCTGCGCGGTGCAGTCGCATCCTTTCAGGACGCAATCCTGCCCGTCGATGCCAGCCACCAGGGCTTCTAGGTACTCCTGGAAGCAGATTGACTGAATGTCGTTCTGCCCCTCGCCTTTGTCGGGGATGGTCCACATGGGGGAATCACACCCCGTTCATCTCGTGATTCACGAACACCTTCAGGGTGTCGCTGCTCGTCTTGTCGAACGGCGTGAACTCCGCGTGCATCAGCAGGGCTTCGCTCGCGCCCGGGCTCGGGTTCGTAAGGATAACGTCCGCGATTCCCGTAGCGTTCGCTTCGCTCGTGGTGTAGCTGACTCGGTACGTCACCTTATCCGTGCCGGCGCCCGTGTTGTCCGGGTCGCTGTCGTTCACCTTCGGATAGGTGCTGTCCATGGCCTTCGCACTTCCCGTGACCAGGCCCGCCAGGTTGCTGCGGTTGTTGCCCTTCGCCGGGGCCGCGCTCGCGCCGTTGTACAGCTCCATGATCCCGTCGAAGACGCCCGAGCCGTTGGTGAAGTTGGTTGGAATCGCTGTGTCCACGCCGCGCTCGGCGTAGAACAGGTCGCCCGCGTTCGTCACGATGTTCTTCGAAACGTGCGTGCGCTTCTCGCCGGTCTTCTCGTTCGTCAGCACGATGACGATTCGGCCCTGGATTGCTTGCTTCTCGTTCATTTGTTCCTCGCTTGCCACTTCTGGTTCGCCACCGCTGCGCGCTGCTTCGCGTCGGGGAATTCTTCGTTCGCCTTCGCATCGCCCATGAATCGGGAGATGAATGCCTTGCGGTCCTCGTCCGCGCTCGGGCTCGGTAGAACCTTCAGCACAGACTCCCACCGTTGCAGCATGGCCAGGGCCAGCACGCCGCGCCGCTGCTTCGCCATGTTCTCGTCCACGGGTTCGCTGTCGGCAGGATCCTCTTCGCCGCCGTCTTCACCAGGCGCGGTTGGATCTTCGGGGGTGTTGCCCGCCAGTTGCATGTTGGGATCCGTCAGGATCTGCCCGACCAGGCGCGGAAGGCCCAGCAGGTTGAACAGCTCGGCCACGGCCTCGTCCTCGCGGTCCAGCACGACGCCGGCCGCGGACAGGTCGCGAATTGCTGCGGTAAGGGACTCCACGTCGCGCGTAACGTTCGTGTCGGTCACCAGCTCGGGCATCAGGTCTTCGTCCCACCCGTTCAGCTTCCACAGCGGGCCCAGCAGGTCGCGCTTCATCGCTTCGCGCAGCTCTTTCAGGGTGCTGTCCACGATCAGCCCGAAGTTGTTGCTTTTGTCCTTCGACAACGCATAGCTGCCGTTGCTCGTAGTCTGGCTTCCGAGCAGCAGGTGTTCGACGCCCAGCACGCGCGCAATCTCCATCGTGATGCGCTCGATAGCCCGCGCCACTTCCTCCAGACTGTACTGGCCGCCCTCCATCAGCTCCGCGTCCCACTTCTTCACCGGGCTCGGGTTGGCCGATGCGTCCTTTGTGGCGTACGTTTCGGAATCGATCATCAGCGCAAGCATCGGGTTCCGCACGTGGTTCTCCATCATGTCGCGGAACGGCTTCATAAGGGCCTGCATGTCTTCCTTCTTCAGCGTGCCGGCCGCCACCTCGTTCAGCAGCTCGCGCATGGGCACGCGCAAGAGCGGAATGCCCTTCATGTTGCCCTCGTAGCCGAAGCCCTCCAGCTTCTCGTACACTTGCAGCCGCTGCGCTGCCTGCACGATGTGCCGCAACAGGCCCAGGCCCTCGGGGCTGTCGGTCAGGCTGTCGTCCACCAGGTAGACCAGCTTTTCGCGCGGGATGTTCACTTCCTTGCCCGTCTGCGGACTGGTCTGTAGCGCGCCGATCACCTTCCCCGTCTCCGGGTCCGTGTCCCACCGCTGGATCGTCGCCTGTGGTCTGTTCTCCACGTCGCGCAGCTCTACGCTGCCGTCTTCCTTGTTCCGACGCATCGTCCATTCGAGCGTCGCGAATCCGTAAAAGCGGTACATGGCCGCCTTGCGCACGACTCGATGCCAGGACGTTTCCATTCCGTTCAGCATCGTCTCCACGCGCTCCGCCAGCTCTTCGCCCTCCGTTCCACTGTCCTTCGGTGGCTCGGCTTTCCACTTCGCCGCACTCACGAGATTCAGGAAGAACCGAACACCAGCGGACACAATGGTGACGTTGGCCAGCAGTTGCCCGAACGTGCGATACCGTTCCGTGCCGACCAGGGAAGGCTCGCGTTCGCTCGATACGATGTGACCCGCGTAGATGGCCGTTCCAGACGTGCCCACCTCGCGCATCGGACGCAACGGGGCCGGCTCGATGTCTGGACGCCGGCCTTCCGGGTCGTCGTTCACTGCCTTCACAACTTCGGGGGTGTCCATGGGGGTGGCGATCCTACCAGGTTAGTCTCGCATCAACAAGGTGGCAGGCACACGAGGGCCCTGCGCGGGGGCCATGTTCAGCAGCTCGGCATAGGCCCGGCTGGTTGCGTCGGCCTGGTCTTTGTAGTCGCTGTTCGGGAACAGGCGCAGCTCGGCCAGGTAGGCATCGTTCCAGGGGCCGCGCACGATGTACACGTTACCGTTCTCCATCTGCGCCGCCAGGGGCAGGGCCCGTTGCGCCTTCTCACCGGCCTCGGGGCTGCTCGTCAACAGGAATCCGTGGAAGTCCTTTGCGTAGTCCGCCACCTGCGCCACGCCGGCCTGGCCAGGGTCCTGCGGGATGCTGATGCGCACCATGCGCCCGTCCTGGTCGGCCGCACTACGCACGAAGGTCTTCACCTCGCCCGGGCCCGCCTGCACACGCCGGCAGTCCAGGATGATCACCTTGCCGTCGGCCGTCATGCCCAGCTTCGCGCCCGCGGAGTAGGCCGCGCGGGGGTTCTTCTTTCTGCTCGTTGCCGCGAAGTCCCACCCACGACATACGCGCACAACGTTTGCAGGCGGAGCATCCAGGAACTGCACCTTGTCCACCTTGAACAGGTTTCCTTCGCGCGGTGCCGGCCGCTGCTGTAGCTGTGCTGCCTCCGCGTAGCTGCCGCCCCACGCACGTAGCTGCGTCTTCAGCTCGTCCACTGCGTTGCGCGGGAACCGCTCGGGCCACAACAGTTCCCCGTCCTCGGTGCGCCAGTCCGCGAACGTGTTGCCCTTCGGCATGACCACACGCGTAGCGCAGTGTCGGTCCTTCTCGTACTCCATCGGCAGACACAGGTGCACCCAGTCTTCGCCCAGCTCTTCCAGGATCAGGCCCGCGATGTCGCGCTGGTGCAGCCGCTGCATGATCACCACTATGGCCGATTCGTTGGCCTTGTTCAATCGTGTGGGCAGCGTCTCCGCGAACCAGCGCAGGGACTCTTCGCGCTCCGCATCGGACTCGGCGCCCTTCACGCTGTGCGGGTCGTCGATCAGGATTCGGTCTCCGCGGTAGCCCGTCAGGCTCGCGCGCACCGAAGACGAGAAACGCCAACCCGTGTTCGTGTTCTCGTAGTACGTCTTCTGGTCCTGGTCGTCCTTGAACGCGAGCGGCCACCGCGCCTGATACCACTCGCTGCGCACAAGGTCGCGGCTTCGCACTGCGTCGCGGATGCTCAGGCCCTGCTCGTAGCTCGCGCCGATGAACCGATGGTGCGCGAGCCCGCGCGGGCCCCACTCCCACGTCGGCCAGGCCACGCACGTCATCCAGCTCTTCGTACATCCAGGCGGAACGTTTATCAGCAGCTTGCGGATCTGTCCTTCGGTCACCGCTTGCAGGTGCTCCGCAATCGCTTCCACGGCCCTACCGCGTTGGAACTTCGTGCCCGGCTCCAGCACGTGCCACGCTTGTTCGGTGTAGTCGATCAGCGCAAGCTCGCAGCGGGCCTTCATCGGGTCCGCCTGCATCTTCGCCAGCTCCGCGGCCGCGTCGAACTTCACCGGTCACCACCCATGCCCGCACAGTCGCACGGCTGGTGATGACGCTTGTAGTAGCAGCGAACTGTTTCGCACAGGTCTTCGCAGTTGCGCGCATGTGGGCAACGCTTGCTGTGGCAAGTCTCGCAGCAGTACATCCGCTGCAAGGGCTGCGGCGCATGCGTCTGGCAGCAGTCGCGCACCTCGTCCGTCACGTGCACCGCTCCATGCTGGCCGGTCCCGGGCACCCGCGGCCGCCGATCAGGCCGATAGGCTCGTCGAAAGAGTAGGCCTTGCCGCAGTGCTTGCAGCGGATCTTCGCCGTGCCGTTCTCGTCCCAGCGTGTGGTGTAGACATGCGCGGCCCAGGTCCAGCCCTGGCTCGGATGTCCCGCGTTGTTGCTCAGCCAGGCCGTGATCGCGCCCACCAGCTCGTGCGGCACACCGCGCCGTAGCAGCTCGTCGCACAGCATCGCGATACGCTCAGCTTCCATCGGCCACCACTTCGAACGAAGCCAGGAACTCGCGCGCCTTTCGCCGCTGCTCGGGTGTGTAGTGTTCCACCTCGATGCGCCCGCTGTGCTTGTGCTCCACCGTGCCGCTGTGCTTCTGGTCCACAGCCACGCGCTCGGTCCAGCTCCCTGACTCTTGCTTGCGCAGCCACGCGAGCAGAAGTCGCTCGCTGTACCGACGCTCGCGCACAACAACAGCTCCCGTGTCGTTGCGAACTTCCTTCGTGATCACACCGCGCACAGCATGTTCCCGCACGACGCCCATCAGCTCTTCGGCCAGCAGGTCCATGGCTCGCTTGCATTCCGCCGCGAACTCTTCGTCATGGTCGCGGTGGTAGCGCACCACACTTTCGTAGATGCCCACCGCTGCGGCCGCCGCGTTGACGGAGCCCGACCGTTGCAGCGCCAGCAGGAACGACGCCCGCACCTCGGGATTCCACACGGTACGGTTGTGTCTCGGCCCCAATGGTTGGGGGCTGGGGTTGGCCGGCAGGTCAGGCATGACTCGCGAAGTTTCGCAACAGTTGTGCCACGTGTCAACCCCCTCGTCCGGCCGTCCCTTCGCGCCCGGTCAGCCACCCCTTCCACGTTTTGCCAACCCTACTATTTGTTAGGGTGTCACTCGGCATCTGCCCGTGTCATCGCAATACCCGTAGTACGTGCCAACCCTTCCATACTACCCTTCTCTCTCTCTAAGAAAGATAGGTAAGGCAGGGGGAAGGGTTGGAAACATGGGCGACTGATTCAGAGGGGTGGTAGCCCTCGGCAACCTGTTCCGGGCTTTGTGCCACAACGGGTTACGATGCCAACCCCCACCTTTCAGGGATTGGCAGACTGTGGAAGGGTTGGAACAGCCAGCCCCACCTGCCGCAGGTCCGAAGGCCACGCGAAGAACAGCCAGCCCGGTAGATTGTTCAGGACACACCCGCGCCGCGTGCCCGGATTCTGCGCCCGCTCCAGCTTGCACCCGATGGCCGCCCACGGATCCCGGCGCCGCAGCTCGGCCGCCATCTTCCGCACCACAGGCACCATCCCTCCAGGGCACTCTGTCCCTACCCCTAACCATGTCGAACCCAGCGGTGTCTTCATGCTTTCTTCCTCCGTCCCCACCCTCTTCCATTCTCGGGAAGCCCAGCCGATCGCAGGTCCTCGGGCCGCGCCATGAACAGGAATTCCGCCCGCTGCTGCACCAGTGTCCCGTCCCGGGCCTTCCGAGGCCGCAACGGTTGCCACAGCGTGCACAGCATCCGGGCCGTCATTTTCCGCCGCAGTTCGACGGCCTGCCGGCGGGTCACTACCACCCACCCGTCCGGACACTTCGCCCACGGCCCGATCCACTCCGCACCCAGGGGCACCGTCTTCATCGCCCAGCCTCGATCCGCAGCCCGTAGGCCATGATCCCTGAATCGCACAGCCGCACCATCTGTGCACCAGCCACAGCCTGGCCGTCCGCAGCCCGGTAGAACTTCGGCCCTCGGTACGGGTTGTACCGAATTGTCACCCACGCCCACCCGGGCGGGCCATCCGTCTCCACGTCATCCACGACCATGCCCACCACGAACGCGTGCACGTTCTTACGGCACTCCGCCAGGACCCGCTGGCGCCCCTTCTCGTTCACCCGGAACTCCACCATGCCCAGGCAGATCCGGTGAACGTGCGCCACTACCCGGCCTCGGAACATCACGCTGTAGCAGCCCTTCCGCAGATTGCGATACACCTTCACGCACTTGCCGCGCAGCTTCATGCCTTGCTCCGTTTGTCGTACAGCACCAGCTCCACCTTCTGGCGCAGAACCCGGTATCCCAGCTCGTGCAGCTTCCTCGCACAGAACTCCAGGTGCCCCACCACCTCCGCCATCGGCAACCGCGCGGGGTACTGCCGCGTCAGGTAGCTCTTCACCCCCGCGCCCAGCGTCGGGTCCCCATCGATGCGCGAGAACTTCCACCCTCGAATCTTCGGTTCCCTCGAAACCCAGCTTCGGCTGTTGTCCGGCTCGTTGGTGAAGTTCGGATCCACGAACGTAACGTGCAGCTCGTAGTAGCTCAGCACTACAGCGCCCTCCGCGCATCTTCCAGGGCCGCGCGCTTCTCGCGGATCCTGTTGGCCAGCGCCACCTTGTTGGCGGCCAGCATCTTCTCCGCCAGCCGCTCCACGGTCCAGGTGGTTTCCCGCATGTGCACGTCCGCGCCGGTGCGCAGGATACACACCGAAGCCCTGCGCTTGCCGTTCCACTCCAGGCTGTTCTTGTTCAGCAGCTCGGCCGCCACGCCCAGCGTGTTGAACGTGTCGCCCAGGTTCGGGATCTTGACAAACCGAACTTCGTGGTGCCCACGGCACTCCGTGTAACTGCCGCCGATGACTTTCAGCCACTTGCGGATCCTGGGCGAAAGCTCGACGCTCGCGCGCAGGTGCAGTTCGAAGTGTCCACCCTCCCGGGGGTCCTGCGCCGACAGCTCGGCCAGCTCCGCTTCCAGCTTGCACACGCGCTCCAGCGCCGCACGCTGTTGCATGCAAAGGTCTTCGTGCAGCGCCACCATCGTGGGCAGCAGCGTCCGCCCCTCGTTCCGCAACACCATGAGAAGGGCCGCCAGGTCGTTCCGTTGTTCCGTGTTCATCGTGCCTCCACCCTATTGTCGGCCGAAGTCTACCACAACTTTAGCACGGCCTTCGGAATTTCAGAAAGGCAGGTCGTAGTCCGGGCCGGCGCCCAGCACCCGCCGCGGGGCCTCCACCAGCACCACCGGCGGCCGATCCAGGGCGGCCAGCTCTTCCCCGTAGTCGTCCATTTCGGCCTCGCAGCGCCCGCAGGGTGCATCGAACTGGCCGCAGGGGGACGACGTAACCTCGCCGTGAATCGCGCAGCGTCGGGGGTCACCCAGCTCCGCGCCCATCTCGTCCTGCATCTCCTGCACCCGGTTCCAGTCCACGTATCCGTTGTTCATCATGGTTGTTGCCTCCACACCCATGATCGGACGCCAGAGCACACAACTTTAGCGGCAGCTCTTGTGCGCTTTCTCGAACTGATACTGCCGTGCCAGGAACTCCGTGCCCACCACCCACGGAGCGCACCACAGGCGCATCAGGCACACCGTGCAGACGAGAACCCGCAGCGCACCACCGTGCGCCCGCGCGTAGTCGGACGGCATCTCCACAACCTGTACGGCCATGTCTAGCCTGGCAGGCTGTCCCCTCGAACAATCTTTCGGATTCCCGAACGGGTCTTGTTGAAGAGCGCAGCCAGCTCGTCGTGCGTCAGTAGTCCGTGGAGCCGTCGGATAGCTCTTGCGTCGTCGATTGTCAACCGCCAGGGCTTCAGACCGGTTCTCTGTCGGCCAGCTCGCACCATGTCTGCCGCGTTTTCCGCAGCCGTTCCAGGAACCAGGTGCTCAGGGTTGCAACACCGGGGATTGTTGCACGAATGCCGAAGCAGTGGCGGCAGCTCTTTCCGCAGCAGGAAGTAGGCCAGTCTATGTGCCCGCCACCACCTGCCGCGAATCTTGTGGTGCCCGTAACCCTCCGACGTTGTGCCAGCCGTCCAGGGCCAGCACTCCATCGGAGCACCGCGGCGAACCTTCTTCCAGAACGTTTCCATGTCTTAGAAAATGGGCCGACGGCGCCCATGCAACGCCGCCGGCCCCGAACCCGCACCCGTAGGGGAAAGGATACAGGCTCCTATTCTCTCGCGCAAGCTACGGCATCCAGAACAGGGCCCGGGCCCCCATGGTCAGGGCTCCACCCAGCACGCCCAGCAGCTCGCGGTCGGCGGCATCGGCCGCGTCCACCGCGGCAATGCCCAGCTTCAGGGCCACGTTGTCGCGCTCCACGTCGGCCACCTCCGCGAAGTCCGGTTTGCCGAACGAACGCGACAGCCGCTCCATCCGCTCGGCAGCGTACCCAGCCACCTCGGGCAGGTCCCCCGCAAGGTTCTTGCCCAGCCTCTTCGCCGCCGCCCGCACCGTGTCCATCAGGTCCGTGATCATCCGCAAACTCCCGCAATGTAGCCCAGGGCGAAGCCCACCGCGCCAGCCAGCAGACGCCACCATAGCGCCCGCTGCTCTAGCTCGACGCTTCGCCGGATCAGTTCCAGCCGCACCAGCTCCAGCTCGCTGCGCTTCTCGCGCAATAGCTCCGCAACCATGTCGCCGCCGCCATGCCGCTGTTCTTCGAAGTCGTCGAACCGCTGCACGATCATCGGGAAGTGGCCCGTTCCCACGCCTCGCCGAAGATCCGCAGCCGCTCCAGCTTCGCCTCCGCCAGCTCGGCCGATACTTCGCCCGCCAGTACACCGTCCTGGATCCCCTCCATGGCAAGCTGGGCCAGCAAAGGCCAGGACAGTTCCCGCAACAGCTCCCGGTCCCCGCGCTCCAGCGCGCCGCGAACGTCGGACACCAGCACGCGCACCAGCGCCGCGTCCGTGCCCTCCATCTGCCGGACCCGCAACCCGCGCTCCACGTCGGGTTCGATCTTCGTGAACACCGGCGCCATCCGCGGCAGCAGCACGTCCTTCCGCGCCGTCACGCCGGTGCACGCGAACAGCGCCACCAGCAACAACATCGACGCCGCAACGATTCGGTTGACACCACGCACTCGCACTTCGTTCATAGTTTTTCGACCTTCGCTCGTTCCTTGCCCAGGTCCGCCATGCCCTGGCCCACCACGTAGGCCACGAACGGGGACGCCATCACCATCAGCTCGTCCGCCTTTGCCTCGGGCAGGCCCAGCAGCTTCACAGCCACCATGACCACCACGCCCAGCAGAGACACAACGAACTTCTTCGAAGACAACAGCTCACGGATCATCGGTTGCATAGCAGGCACACCACGAAAAGCCCCAGCAGTAGCCAGAGCACCAGGGAAAGACACAGGCCGATCAGGACAGCACGGAACACGCGCATGCCCCAATTCTAGCCAGCATCCACCCCCACGTCCAGGGCCACCCGTTTGGCCAGGCCAGGCAGCAGCGACATGATCCGCTGTCCGTCCGCGCTTTCCGCCAGCACCTTCTCCACGGCCATCACGCGCGCCTCGTCGGACAGCGCCGCCAGTTTCTGGCTACGGGCCCAGGCCGCTTTCCGTCTACGCACTGCCGCAAACCAGGCCCCCAGCGCCGCGTCGTCCGCCCGGCACACGAACTTCAGCATGATCCGTGCCGCCCATGGTTCGTCATCGCGCAGGGTAACGTTCACGAACAGGGGCTGCCCGCCCGCAAGCTCCAGCATGTCGTCCGTGGGCTCCAGGTTCACGTCTACCACGAACCGGTCCACGCTGGACCCGCACAGCGACGCCACGCTACGCAGCAGCTCGGGCTCGCGCAGGATGCCCTCGCGCATCACGCTTTCGAACGCCCGCCGTGCCGCCACCTCCGCGGCCGCCGCGCGCCCGCCCTCGCCGTCGATCTGCTCGCGCAGCTCGGCCACGCACAGCCGCACCATGTCCGCCCGATTCAGCTTCATGCTCATCGTTGTCTCCGCGCCACCAACAGCCCGAATGCAAGCACCACCGACGCCACGTACAGCATCAGGAAGAACGTTCTAAGCCAGGCCACTAGAACGGAACATCCCCGGCCGTGCCGCGCGACGGTGCCTCGTCCCCTTCACCCTCCGGCTGCGAACGCGTGCCGTCGGACAGCAGGAAGTAGAACCTTCCCACGTTCAACTTGTGCTTGCTTCGCTTCTCGCCGGTCTTGCTGTCGTCCCACTGGTCCAGCACTAGCTCGCCCTCCACCATGATCGGCGAGCCCTTGCGGAAGTGCTTCGCCAGGTTCTCGGCCGTGCGTTCCCAGGCCTCGCAATCCAGGAAGCACGTGCGCTTCTTCGCCTTGCCGTCCCGATCCTTACCGGCGTACGAGTCCACGGCCAGCCCGAACTTCGCCACCGTCTTGCCCGACTGCGTGGTACGTGTCTCCACGTCGCGCGTCAGCCGCCCCATAAAAGTGCAGTTGTTCATGTTCAGTCCACCATCACGCCATCGGACGGCAGCCCGGTAAGGTAGATCGCGCGTACGCCGTCCTCAACCTGCACGCGCTGCACCACGTAGCCACGCTGTTCCACGAAGAACTGGTTTCCCACGCGCACCTGTTTCAGGTCGTCGTGGTACCGCCATATCTCGCGGCCCGTGGAATCGTCTCGCACCACTGTCTCGTGAATCTCCATCAGCTCGCCTTCTTCCGGAGCACCGCGGACAACATCACCTCCAGGTCGGAAGTGTCGTGTCCCAGGATCGTCCACTGGGCGATCCGAAGCCGCAGCCGGATCTCCAGGCCGCGCTTCGCGTCGCGCTCTCGCTGCATGTCCTGCTTCCAGCTCTTTTCGTCCGCCTTTCGTTGTGAATTCGTAGCCATGGTGCCAGCATTGTAGCACAACGTTAGCCGTCGTGCGTGTTTCGCTCTATCTTTTCTCTCTCGTCTCGGGACAGGTCCCAGTGTTCGGGCTCGCGCCCGGCCACCTCACCCATCCACCGGGAAAGCACGTCGTTTGCTCCGTCGCGCTCGTCCGGCGCCTCCAACAGGTACGACACACAGGCCGACACGCCGAGCATGCCCACGAAGTTCGGCAGCACCCGGGCCTTGCCTCGCTGGTCCACGCCATGCTGGGGCAACGTAACGAACACTTTGCGCCACCCCATCACGAAGAACGCAAAAAGGGGGTTCAGCAGCTCAGGGCTTTTCTCGGCCAGTCTGCCGATCGTCGCCCTGCTCGGTTTCCGTGTCGCACCCATGGTGCACCATACTACGCTTCACGCCGAACTCCCGCTAGTCCAGTCCGGCGTATCCGAGTCTTCCCCCAGGATCTCCCGCCTCCGCGCCCGTGCCACCTCGTGGGCTGTGTTCCGAACGTACATCAGCCGGTAGCCACAGGCGGGATCGTCGTAGCGAATCACGCAGTTGACCACCGGCGGCAAGTGGTCCGTCCGCCGCACCTCTTCCGTTTCGATCGGGGTAACCGTGTCGATGCGGGCCGGGTTCAGGTAGGTCCCCGCGCGGTCCATGTTCGTCTGCGCGAAGCCCTGCGGGGTCGGCACTCGCACCATCACCAGGTGTACTTGGATCATGGCTAGCTCAGGTCCTCGATCTGTCGGCGGTACGCGTCGCGCATCGCGTCGAACTTCTCCGGCGGAAGCATACACGCGGCTTCGCCGAAGTGTCGGGGGTTTCCTCCGTTTTCTTTCGCCGCGATCACCACCGCGGACTCGTACGCCAGCCGCAGCGCCTCCAGTACCTGCTCCCGCGTCAGCTCTGCTTCTTCCACTTCTTCACCTCTTCCACGATCACAGCCTGGACGCACAATCGAAGGAACGTCTGCAAGAATGCGCGCAAGTCACCACTGTTGTAGAACTCATCCACAGCCTTCGTCAGCTCCACCAGCTTCTCGGCCTCCGTCATCCGGCTGATGTCCTGCACCAGCTCCCGCCCGTTGTTGCACGGCCGCGAGAACCCGCCCACCAGGCCCGTACCCCAACACTTCGGACATTCGCTCCAGTTCTTCATGTTTCTCGGAAGTAGTGTGGCCTACGGTTGCAAGACGGCAGG